CAGTAGTTCCAATTCCTAATCTTGTGTTTGTGTTTGCAGTTGATGAACGATATTCAATATCGCCAAGAGTTGTTGATGGGTTTAATGCTTTGGTTGTTGTATCAACAGATGAACCAAGCGTGCGAATTGCTGCTGCACCATCTTTGACCAGCGCGGTATCGTCTGGAGTGCTCCAGCTGTAATTGGTAGTGGTTGCCATTTTATCCTTTTCCTATGCGACTATTGTAGCGTATTCCCAAGTCAGAGTTGCGCTTAAAGTGTTCCAAGCCTCAACAATTGGTGTGGTGTTCCAACGCATCGCCACTTGGCTAAACTCAACGGGCGAAACGTTGATTGTCAAAAATAGTTCATTAAATCGTGTGCTCCATGACCAGCCCTCAACATAACCCTCAAACTCGCCATTGGATATTTGAGTTGGCAGGTTTTTGATATTGACTGGCATTCCAATAAAGACACCCAACAAATCATCACGATCAGCATTGTCGATTTCAGGGTTAGTTATCGGAAAGGTTATAGATTGGAATGATGGTCTTGGATAAGCTCTTTGAGCAATATAGCGATCAGCGATTGCCTGAGCATCGACAGCTCCATGAATCCTAGAATTGATCGTTTCGGCTTTGTAACCATAAAGCGCAATTGATGCGGCATCACTAGCTGTTTTTTGTGATCCATAATTGTTGCCATAATTTATGTATATATCATTTCTAACATCTGCTGAACGCATAATAGTTGAAAGGCCAGCACCTAAAGCATGGTCAGCATCTAGTTCAACATAACCATTAGTGAGCAGATAGTTTTGCCTGTGGTCTGCATCTGCATAACCTATGTTGCCAGCATTATCCTCATAGATATAACCAAATGCTGAACTAGCAATATCTGAAACAATGTTGTAAATTGTGTCAGTTGTAGTTGGTTGATGCTGCATTGTGTAAAGTCCAGGCTGATCTATTTCGCCTAATCCTAAATTAACTGCATTTGCCCAGGTTTCGGTTGCATTATAAGTTGACCATTGAGTAGCTGCTGGCACATCATTCCAAGTTCCAAGTAATACGCTAGAAAGAATGTCATAAATTTGGTTGCCATCCTCATCTTGCGGAATGTTGTCATCCCAAATTTCTTTGGTTAATCTAGCAAGTGAACCCATCGCCAATAATGTGTATTCAATAATTGTGGCTGCTGCACCAGTATTTCTGACCTGAACTGTTACATCCGTAAGATCGCCACCAAATAAACTTACATACGTATTTGAACTATCTTTGACTTGTAAATCTAAACTGTCATTTATGTCAAAAGGTAATGTTTGCCCATTCAATGCAACTAAGGTTATTTGACAATATGATGGAAGCGGTTGCTGATAAATGTCTGATCTGCCAGCCTGATGTTGAACATCAGAAATAGCGATATTAGTGTAATCAACACCACCGACAGTTAATTTCCAGTCAGGCGTAAAATCTGACATTAGTTAACACGATCTCTCAATGCAGTAACGCTTCTGGCTGCTTGACTATTTAGGGTTGTAGCAACAGCTCTAGCAGTTCCTTCAGGATCTATTGCACCTGATACGTTGATAACTATGTTTGGATTGGCTGCAAGGGTTTGACCTTGTTTTTCTAATACTCTAAATTGAGCTTCAAGTGCATCAAATTGCTTTTGAGCAGCTGTTCTAGAAATGCCACCTGTTGCAACTTGGAATGTTAATTGTGTAAATTTATCTTGAACATCTAATAATTTATCTGCCAAATCCTTGAGGCTAGTTGCTCCAGCTACTCCACCAAGTGCACCGCCACCACCTGCACCACCACCTGCACCACCAACACCAGCACCACCAGCACCACCAGCACCAACACCAGCAGCTCCTGCGCCTGCTCCTAATCCACTTAATTGACCAAAGCCACCGCCACTAAATCCACCACTAGATCCAATTTTATTTAATTGTTGAATATCTGATCCGACACGAACAAGGTTTAATCCTCTAATAACTAAGTTAATTGCATCAATAACAAAATTCAAAACTGGGGTTATTGCACCAACAATTTTACCAAATGCATCAATAATGGCTGATGCTGCTTTAGCACCTACATCTAACAAAAATGTGAATATTTTAGACACAATTGGGAAAACGACAGTTGTTAAGATTTGACCAAATTCCTCAAATGATTCTTTGTTTCTTTCAATAGCAGAGCGTATTACATCCCATGCTGCTTTGAATTTATCAACTATTGGTGTGCCATATTCAAATATGTAACCAATCAATCTTTCAATAATAGGCAATAAAAATGTTCCAACACTTTCCTTTGCTTCATCAAATGCAACTTTTAATCTATTAATTCTGCCTTGAAAAGTTTCTGCATTACGAGATGCTGCGCCACCATATAAATCAGATAACTTCGTTTGAATTTCAGTAAATGATAAAGTGGATAATTCAGCCTTTGATAAACCAACGCCTAATCTGCCAAGTGAAGTGGTATTGCCATCTTGAGCACGACCTAATGCATTAACAACAGTTTCTAAATCTTTACCTGAACCCTGACTAATATCTAAAGCTAGGGTTAATAACTTTTGAGCCTCAGCTGTGTTTTTTGTAGATACGGCTAATCTCTGAAATGCTGGTCTGAGTTGGTCATCTGCTATTCCGACCGCTAATGAAGTCTTGCTTATGTAATCCTCAGTTGCCTGTATTTGGCCATCTGTTGCGCCTGTGGCAGTCCTTAATGCAGCAGCTAACCTTAACTGTGCTTGCTCATCCTCAATGGCGGATTTGACCCCATCAATGGCTAATTTGCCGGCATAGGCAACGGCAGCAGCAGCAGCTATGGCAAATGCAGCAGCGGCCTTTTTTCCAAACTCTGAAATCTTGCTTGAGTTAGTTTCGACTACCTTATCGGCTTCGCCTAATTTCTTTTTAAGATCATCGACATCGGCAAGGATCGATAGTTTGAGTGTGCGATTACCGGTTGCCATTAGACCCATTCCTTAATGATGCGATTAAAACTGTCTTCCCACTTGTTAATCAATTCAGGCTGAATTCTGCGAAGGGTTGGATAAATGAACCATCCGCGAGATCCACGACCTTGCCTTCCAGAATATGCAGGGAATTGTTTGAATTTATTTGAACCAAACTCAATGCCACCCCATAGCGTTTGTGTAGTAGCACCACCTGAAAATTTTTGGCGTGCGAATCCATAACTGAATTCACCGATCTTGCTCGATTTACTGATGCTAACGCCATCCGCGACTCTTTGCGCAACCTTGCCAGATTTTGTTCTAGTTGCAGCTGCTTGTTTAATTTCCTGAGATGCAAAATACGCCAGAGCAGCAGATTGACGGCGTGCTTCCTCTGTTGCTTGGTCATCCATAAGTTTGAAGGCTTTGTAAATATCGCGCAGATCTTTTTTGTTATAGGCGATTGTTTCATTTGCCATTCCTCTGCTCCAATATCTCTATCGCTGTGTATATGTCGTCTGCATCAACCCATTCACTCATTGGAATCTGTGTGGCTATCGCCAACTGAATCAATAAACGATTTAGGCTTCCTGCTGGGTGGCTTTTGGGTTTGCATCACCGACTATTACATCTGCAACAGTTTCGCTCCATACATCATAAGATTTAACTGGCTTTCCAGCAGCTTCTCTTTTGTGTGCATGATAGGCCAAAAACATTAAATCAGATATGCCCATTTTTTCTTGGGCTTGGCTGATTGTAACGCCTCGATCTCGTTCCCATTTTGCCCACTCAGGCGGTTGGGCTACATAAGTGGCTTGCTCGCCTGAGGTGTATTCAATTGTGATTGGTAACTTCATTAGTGCTCCCGTTTCTAATTGTTAAGCGAAGTTTTCTGTTGGCACTCCAATTACTTGGAATGTTAAAGATACAGTCTGTGCATCATTTCCTGCACCACCGGCTGATGGCCATGATGGTAGCACTTGGAAAGTAAATACTGCTCCAGATGCAGCTGTAAATACTGTGTTGATTCCTGTGTTTGGAGCTGACTCTGTAACGCCCCATAGAATCTCACATAAAGATCCTGAAACTCCCCAGTCTGCCAACATTTCAACAGCTAGTGTGAAATCATTATCGATTACTTTGTAGGCTTTGCCATCCAAAGTTTCATATGTTTGGCGATTAGTAGTTCCGGTTAGAACTGCACTTGTTGCTTGAGCATCGAAAGTGTTACCACCGATTGTGAAGGTAACATCTCTGCCCGTAATTACTGTGGTAGGCACTTTGACTCCTTAGATTGTTTGTTCGTAGTAGGTTGAAACTCTTATATCAGAAATCAACATTGTTGATGCTCCAATAGTGGTTACAGTTGGTCTTTCGACCTCTCCGACAATATATCCATTTGGGATAACTGCCAGAATGCTCATGATTAATTGCTCGATATTGTCGAGTGATGCTGGATTACTATTGTAAGCAACTACAGCTGTGATGGTCATATTAATTCTAGTTCTTATTCGGCTTTTACCGATTGTTTCAATTTCAAGATATGGTGAATCCGGAACGCACACAACTGCTGGTGGAATTACCGACTCAGGAACGAATGCGTAAACATTTCCAGCCACGCCTGCTAATGCAGTTGCAAGTGGTTGTCTAACTGATGAAAGAATTGTTGAGGCTGGCATTATTGCGCAATTCCCTCAACATCTACATAAGGCCCTAAAATTCCAATTACTCTTGAATAAAGTGATCGACCCATTCTGTATGGTGTAGCTGTAAAATCAACGCCTTCAATTTGTCCGCCTGCTGCAATTCTTGATTGGAATACTTCTACCGATACAGCAAAGATTGCTGATCTAACTGATTGATTTCCAACATAAGTAGATGCTCCAGATAAGGTAGCAACTCCACTTGGAATTACATTTGCTTCGACTACATCTGCATTTGTAATTGCTGCACTAAAAGTTGTGTCTGTTAAATTATCATCTAATACTGTGCGAGTTCCATTGTAAGGACTCAAGCATCCAGTAATGATTACTGATTGACCTTCAGTAAATTCATGAACGCCAACTGTTGTAAATGTGGCGATGTTATCCTGTAAAACTGTTTTTTGAACTGGACTTTTGAATGTAACCAACATTGGCAAAATTGTGTTTTCGCTAGTGTCAATTATGCCATTCAAATAATCGTCTGAATATAAAGCAGACGACACACCAAGCACAGCTCTCAACTCGGTGGCTGTAATTATGCTTGGCATGTCATCTCCTTACTCCCATTAAAGGATGCCTGAGATCGGGAGCAACCCCAGGCACTCAGTTAAATTAAGCTACTGATAACTTACGGAATGCTGCTGGGTAACGATTTACTGCACAGACATAACCGTAAAGACCGATTTCAACGCGGCCGTTAGCAACGATATTTGCACGAATATCAAATGTTCCTGACTCGTGGAATCGCATAGCTGCTGAAGGGTAAACCAATGCGTGCTTAACATTTGCATTGTCACCTGTGTAGTTAGGATCTACAACTAAATCTAATCCAGCAACTGTACCATTTGTACTGCCCTGAGAAATTAGACCGGCAGCATTTTGTGGAGCTGCTGCTGCGAATAGTGGACGACCATCTGCAACTGCGCCAAGTAATCCAGCGAAGTCGATACCATCCTCGCCACCTGATGGAGCAACCATCAAACGGTTTGGTGTGAAGCGCATAACGCCATAAGCATCTGCAATTCCATCAGCGATTGCTGCATAAATTGTTGATCCTGATGATCCGGCTGCTGCCT